CATGACTTATGACCCGCCATGATTGCACCAAGGCGGGGAACAGTAGTCTTGGTTTTCTCAACCTTTGCTTCCATATCAATCATCTGCATGAAGTTGTATCTTCTACTTCCGATTGTGATAAAACATTCAGCAAGTTTTGCTGCAATAGTGTCCCTTGCTTTCATTGTTACATTCGGCATTTTATTTCACCCCTTTCTTACGCAACCGTAACCGTTTCATAGAGTTTACCCATAGCGTTCACAACGGTGATTGCTGATGTAATCACAACCGCCTTTTTGGAATCGCCCTGTGCAACCGTAACATCAGAATCAGTGAACCCTTCAATAGCACCAAGTTCCTGTAACTGTGTACGGATTTTTACCAAGTCAGACCAAAGGGAAGTTCTGCCTGATGCATTGTTTGGAACAACACCAAGATACTTAGTGTTGAAAAGAACTGCATCATCATTTCCCAACTGGTCAATAACTCTGATCGTCTGATTGTCCTTGAATACATCCCCGCAAGTGTCCGAAGTGGTCACCATAGAGTTAATATCTTCAAGCACACGGACAACGCCGTTGACCTTATGGAAAGTGAACTCACCCGCCTTGATTGCTGCTTTCAACTCATTCTGTGTGTAATTGGTATCAACGGTGAAACCGCCGTCATATTTCTTGTTCTGACAAGACTTATTGACTGCACAACCGCTTTCTGCACCAGTTACCCAGTACACAAGTGCTGCTTCTGACCATCCGGCATCTGTTACCTTGTTCTTCACACTGATAACGCCCATATAATCAGCAGACAGGTTATAAACAACCAACTGGAACTTGATACCAAGTTCATCACGCAAACGCTTGTTGAACGCCACATATAACTTCTTGGTAACGTCATCAGTAACCACAACCCCCATTGTGTTGTAGGTGTATGATTCAATCTTATCCAAGTAATTCTGATGTGCAGTGCCGTCCACTGTTCCGTTTGTTCCACCAGTCAAAGGTGTTCCGGCTGTGACAGCAAGTTCAGCACCCTTGAATGTTACATAATCGTTTTCAACAAGATCAGCAGCCTTTGCAACTGTCTGTGTGTCAACCTTGACCGTACCAAAGTAGGTTGTAACATCATAATTGCTTGCGTTGTCAGCGTTCTTCTGAATCACAATTTTCAGGTCATTACCACGCACACCACAATATTTTGCAGTTGCGTATGTGTTTGTTGCCTTTTCACCCCCACCGTTCAAACGGTATGCGTACACGGTCTTTGCACCCATAAACAGATCATTAAGACCAAGCATCTTAGGACTGTCAAAGGCATAACCAAAAAGTTTCAGGCTGTTCTTCTGAAAATCTTCATTGGTTACTTCAAAAACTTCCCCTTCAATACCCCAGTCAAGTTCAAGGGGCATTGTTGCAATACCTCTGTCAGACAATGCAGCGGATGCGGATGCAGCCGATACAAAGTTGATATAAGCACCGGGCAGTTCTTTGTTCTGTGCGGTAAATGTACCACCACCTAAAGCCATACTATTTCACCTGTCCTTTCATGTATTTTTCAATCAAATTGTCAACAGTTTCTAAGGTGTAACTTTTATCTGTATCAAGAAGGGCATCCACCAAGTCCCTTCTGTTTGCATAGCGGTCAGATGCAAGAATCTGTTCTTTGCTGAACACTGGTTCAGTCTGTTCAGACTTTGCAACCGTTGCCGTTGTTGCTGTCTTTCTTGCAGCCATCTTCAACCACCTTCCTTTACGCCTGTGCTTGCCGTCATAGTTTCCATTGCTGTGTTATCCTCTGTCTTGACCGTAAAGAAGTCATAATTAACAAAGAAATTCAGAACATCATCAATCACTTCATGCTTCATTGCTGAACCCCTAATTGGTCTTGTATCACCGTCTGTTGTGACATACTCCAAACAGTCATACATTCTTTCAGCCACACCGTTACATTCCCGCTGCACTTCATCAGACTTTGGGAAGTATTGGATGCAGAACTGATTGGTTCGCTCGTACCTCTTACCCATAAACAGGTTGTTGGTAGGATTCAGGCAAGCAATAAAAAAGCAAGGCTCTTTCAAACCTTGCTTGATTTCTTCCATGTGAATCTCATAGTCATCCCCAAATTCTTCATTCAGGGAAACGCTGATTGCTTCAATTATTGAATTTATCATTTTCCAAGTCCCCCTAAATATTTCTTGATTTTGTTTTCAAGTACCTTTGGGGCAATCTTCTGTAATTCCTGTTCGGATATGGTCATCATAAAGTGACCCTTGACCCAACCTGAATGATTGGCTGTCCTGTGTCCGTATTCAACATAAGATGCGTATTCAACCGGGTTCACAATCTCAATGACATAGGTGTCACCAAAATGATGAACCGTAAGGCTATCAGCATAACCCTTTGCTGAACCGTTTTTCTGACCAGTCCAACCACGCCTTAATGTACCGCCAACCTTACCGGGAACTTTCTGCCCTTTGTGGGTCTGTCCTGATGCACAAGTATATGATGCACCTGAATAGTCACCGACTGGTGTACGCTTGACAACCAACCGAAGCAACCGGGCAGCAAGTTCCTTTGCACACGATTCCACAAAGTCATCAGGATTTTGCAATTTTTCCAACTGCTTTTGAAAGTCTTTCATTCCTTTGCAGTCAAATTTTCCCATCTTACCCATTTACGCATATTCCTTGAACAGTTCAAGCATAATTTCCTGATGCGTTGGGTATATGGCTGATTCACCGCTGCGGGTGTAATCTGTGGTCACATTGTCCTGTGTCACTGTCAGCTTTGACCCGGCTTTTATGGAAATATCAGGTGAAACAAAAATCTTTGCCCCCTGAACAATCGTTGCTGCTGATTCAGACTGTACCGCTGTCTGCATTTTTTCAAAAGATAGTCTGCAAGGTTCATCTTGCAAAACCACCACATCAACTGACTTTGTTAATTTTGACTTTTCATCTTTTACCTTCTGATGCTCTGTCACCGTCAAAGTACCAAAATAGGTTGCTTCAATGGCTTTCCTTGCAGCCTTTTGTGCTGCTTTCATCTGCTTCACCATCTGATACGCCTGAATGAATTAAATTCAGCCTTTCCATAGGATAAAAGGTAATTGATGAAAGAAGTCAGTCTTTGTTCAGGGGTCATTGAACCTTCACCAGTTGCAAAAACCGTGTTGGTGTCCCCTGTCTGAATCTGCTTGACAGCATAATCTAAATCAAACCCGGTAAGGTCATCAGGTGCAAAGGTTTTCTTGGAAAGAAGAAATTCACCCACCGCCATATCAACAGCAATGTGTTCCAGTCCTTCCGGCACATCAGACCAGTTGATTTCATTCTTGATTGTGCTGCGTACTTTCTCAACGCAAAAGGTCAAGGCAAATTCATCCTCTGCCTTGACCTCATAACCAAGTGATTTCAACCGTTCTTTTACTGTATCAGTATCAAACATTGCAACCACCCTTTCCGATCAGAAATTAACCACGGGAAATAATACGGGCAATCGGAACTGCCTTGTGTTCAATAGTCTTGGTGTCAGATGCAACCAGTGACCAGTTCTTGCCGTTCTCTAACTCTGTGTTAGTCGGTGAATTGGTTGCCTGACTTGCTTTCAGGTAAGAAATACCCGCAACAGAAACAGCGTGACGTTTACGGGAAATAAGTGTGTCCTCACCGCCCCTTGTCTTAGCATCACGAACCATTTCATAAGGCACTTTTGCACCTACATCCTCAAATCCAATAGCACCTTCACCAAGGATATAAGTTGTGTACTCTGTGTATGCATCCTGTGCCTTGATTCCCTTGCTTGTGTCCTCTGCAACGGCTTCAACAACCTTAGTAGGTAAAGAATCATCAATGATGACCAGTCTGCCGTTCCAAGTGCCCATTTCAAGATCACGCTCAATGCCCTGTGCATCTGTATACTTTAAGTATGCAAGCAGTTTCAGGTTTTCAAGGTTGGTAGCAACTGCACTGTGACAGTAAACCAACTTGAACTTCTGCTTGTTATCACCACAAGCCTTCTGAATTGCACTGTTCAGGGTTGTTGCATCCATCTTCATAGTATCATCAGTATGTTCAGCACCCGCCTGTGCAATATCATAGGTGTGTGCTTCAACAAACGCTGCATTGGCTTTCTTAATGTCACCCGTGCCAGTGTCCTTCATTCCAAAGACACCTTCTAAGATTGCAAGGATAACATCCTGATCTACACCGTTCCAATAGTCATTGATCTGATTTCTTACGTTTGCCATGAAGTCAGTACCACCAGTTACATCATAACTGAAATCTGCTTCTGTCCAACCGTTCATTCTGCCATAGGTGAAAACACCCTGTTCATAGGTGTCAGTCTTGCCCGGCGTAACATTGTCAACACCGTCATAGTTCTGTGGTGTGCCGGAAAGCAGACCAAAGAACGGTAACACTGCGTAAACAGTGCCAGTCTGTGAGTTATTCACAAAAGTGTCACGTAATCTTGCATCACCAACGATTGCACGGGATTCACGTAACTTGTTCAGTTTCACGTTCGGAATAGCACTCATGTACTTACCGAACGCCTTTTCATTAAAACTTTTAGCATCAAATTTTGCCATGTTTCGATTACCTTCCTTTCATCAAATTAAATCTGTGCATCCGGGTTTGCTTCCATGTAAGCGGTGAGTTCGTCATAACTCATTTTTGAGAAATCGACCGTTTCACCCTCACCCGGTTTCTTTTCCCCTGATGCTCCCGGCTGAAAACCTTTGAAATTCTGCTGCTGTTTCTGCTGCTTTTGTGCTTCAAACAGGAACTTGGTGTCATCACCACTTCTTAACTTCTCGATCTGTTCATCCAGTCCCTTGACATTTCCGTCCTTGTCAAGTTTGGCTTCTCCAAGTTCAAGTAAGGCTTTGACAGCTTTGATGTTCTTTGCCTTTGCACCAGTAAGTGCCTTTTCAACCGCAAAATCAATTTTCAACTGGTTCAGTTCAGATTCATGGGTTGCCTTGGCAGTGGCATTTTCAGTCTGTAAGTCCTCAATCTTCTTTTTCAGATCAGCGTTGTCCCCGGCAGATGCTTTCAGGGTTTCTAACTGCTTGTCACGGTCACCGACCTGTGTTTTCAGTCCTTCAACCTCTGTCTGCAAGTTCTTGATCTCTGTTGAAGCAGTACCCTTTGCGTTCTCAATGTCATCACCATTGATTTTCATTACTGAATCAGCCTGTTCCTTGGTAAGTCCTAAATCCTCTAACTGTTTTCTTGTCATTTCTATACCATCCTTTCAAAT